GAATTGGATTTGCTGATGGTAATACAGTAGAGAATTTTGAACTAGATCAAGAACTTACAGCAACATCTGGATACAGAGGATTTAACTATCTTAACTACGTTAAAGTAAACAATACTTCGGGTAGTTTACTTTTTGGTGCTAACAATACAGGAGATAGTGGAAATGGAGAGGTAGATATAAATGTAAAAACATTATTCAGTGATCCAGATTTCATTCTTGATGGTGCTACTGCACAACAGATCGATAAGACTGGTGATGGCGATTTTAATATTGAACTTACACAGAATAGTTCTTCTGCTAGAAACTTTACTGTTGCTTCTACTAACGCAGGATCTGGCACAAGTACATTAACTCTTACTGCAGAAGATGTTGTTGATATCGATGCATCTGCTGCTACTGGTAAAGTTCATATTGAAAATGTAAGAGTTCAAACAAACTATATTGGATCAACCGATGCAACCCTACACCTTGACCCAGGTGATGATAGGGCAATCACAGGGTTAGTACGAGTTCA